AAGACGGCATCCGAGATTCCGAAACGTGACTGGAGTTCAGACGTGTGCTCGTGGAAGTATAATGATCCCGATATTGAGGTTTATCCTATGAGAGTGGATAATGTGGTTTTCTTGGGTAATTATCAAGAACTCCAAGTTGGGAAGAAGAGCATTATTCTTCAACATTTCCCGATTCACTCTTGGAATCACATGCGTCACTCATCGTGGATGATCAGTGGACACCAACACAATAGCGACAAAACGAGAAATCCTGAACATCAACTCGGTAAGATGTTGGATGTCTCATGGGACTATAAAAAAGATGTGTGGTCTTGGGAAGAAGTCGAGGATGTGATGTCTACGAAAGATATCTTAACAGTTGATCATCATTGATGATTGACAAATAAAAAACAGTGATAATATAAAAAAGATTATGGAAAACAACAAAACAACAAAAACAGTGAAAAACAACCGTAAGAATAAACAGTGGCTACGCAGCCGAGATCAACGCAAACATCCGAAACTTTTTTCGGTGGATATGGTGCAACTCAAAGATGGTTCTTTCCATATTTTGGGTGGCGGTGCGAAAGTCGCGGTTAAACGCAACCAACACATTGCTGAATGGGCGAACGTTGATGTTCGGGATTTGGCGACTGAAATTAGGATGAATGGCATTCGTTCATTCTAATCCTACTGAAGATGCCCCTGAAATATGGGGCATCTTTTATTAAAAAACTAGAATACAATTGCTACCATGACAGAAGAAACATTAACATACTTACGCAAAGCCAAAGTATCGGAAAAGGAAATTGCTCGGTTACAATTTGAAGAGTTGTATGATCACTCCATGCAAATTTTGCGCGATGTTTTGCAATGCTTAGGTAATAAAAAATACAACGATATTAAAAAAATGACATTCTTTTCTCCTGCTGGAGATGGATATGGTTTAGATAATAGCTGTCTAAATTTTGGAACAATTGAAGAACCTATTGATATCTTTGAAATGGTTGAGACGCTACAAAATTTTGAAAAAATAATGAAACAAAAATAATAAACATATGGAAATTGAAATTGGAGAAAATTTATCGTGGACATTACGAATTCTGACGATTGCAACTGCAATAGCTTTTATTGCTATCAAAGGATGTGTAGTAAGCGAAGAGAATAGACGCGAAACCGTAATCAAAGCAATGGAAAATGGGTATATCGAACAACCGAGTATAACACCAAGTAATATCGCAAATGGTAAAATTTGGGTGAAACCAGACAAACATTAACTTGATTTATGACTAATATGTAAGAAATTAAAAACTAGAGTATACTCTACTCATGAACATTTTCTCGACTTCTGAATCTCCTGATCAATCCGCTAGATGGTTGGTGGACAAACATTGCTCCAAGATGGGCTTAGAATCTGTACAGCTTTTATGCACAGCTTATCATGAGCAAGGTATCGAAGCTCCTTACAAGCCATCGCATCGAAAACACCCTTCATCTATTTGGACAAGAGCAAGTTATGACAACTTTCAATGGTTGATTGCCCATGCTCATGCCATCTTTGATGAATACACAGCACGTTATGGTAAGATACACAAGTCTCAAGCAATATTAGAATGGTGTGAAGATCATACTCATCTATTGGGATTCGACTCTTGGGATTTGACACCATTTGCTATTGCTATTGCTGATGACTGTGAATGTCGTAAGCTGTCGAATTTTGATTCTTTGTCAGCGATTGACAAATACAAATCTTACTATTTTTTCGATAAACAACATTTGGCACAATGGAAGCGTAACAAACCAGAATGGTATGATGGTAAGTATTTCGATCAATTATCATTTTGAAATATCAAATCAAAGATATTTTTCTTTCTAGGTAAGAAAATTTCACAATCTTTATACATTAGATTGATCAAATGTTTGAAAGCCGCTGAAAAACGTTGGGAAGAATTAAATTAAAAACTAGAATACAATCGGTGCATGATTAATGCCAGTGGAGTAATCAAAGTAGAAAGAGATAAACAACGCATCGTCGTTGATACTTCTCCTGATATTATTGATTATTACCATTGGTTCATCGAGCGTCATTTTTGGATTCGTTTACAGCGTCCCCTACACAACGCTCACGTTACGATTACTAACAAAAAACATCATAACAATGTCAATTGGCAACGAGCTATGTATTACGATGGGAAGCGAGTGGATTTCCGATATGACCCGTATGTAATTCAAGGTGGCTATACCAAGGGATTCATCATGTTTTATCTGAAAGTTTATTCGAAAGAACTTGACAATATGAAAAAAGACCTTAATATCGTGGAGAACGATGGATACCGTGGACTTCATATAACCATTGGGTCATCTGGTAAGAGTGGATCAAATCATGTTTTATTTTGGCCTGAATTAATCACAATTAAATAAAATGAAACAAAACGAAGAAATCAAACCTGAAAGACGGAGACGAACCCACGGTAAAGATCGTCGTTCACAGAATGGCGACTTCTCTGATTACGAAGTTCGCTGTATGATGGCGAACTATTGCCGCGACATTACAGTTGGGATGACAGGTTGGGGCGTTCCCTTTACGGTTTGGGTGGAGCTAAAAGGGCTTGCTAAATTTGAGAAAGGTTCTCTTTACAAGCTTGACAAACCTACATGTGAATGTGAGATGTGTGATGGACGCAGAGCAGCGCATGAAGAACTTGAGGAATGTCTTGACAATCTGCAAGTTGGTGATAGAGTCAAAGTTATCAATCCTGATTACACACTGTCTCTTGGTAAAGAAGGTTTTATCAGTGAGATTATTAAGAGTGAAATTATGGTTGATTTCGCTGGTGGAATGAGAAGTTGGTTGACTGAAAAAGACTTGGAAAAAATAAAATAATGATCACAGAAGAGCAACAAACACAAATCAAACTCAGTGTCAAAAACCTGATACCTTGTAGAGAAGAAGCTTACAAAAATAGTTCTGAATTGAGAATTGTTCACACTAATAACCGTTATTGGGATCTACTGAGCTTTTATCAAGGACAATGGCATTACATCGCAACATTAAAATTACAATAATATGGAAGAAAAACCACTAACAAAAAAACAACTAGAACAACTGGGCTTTACTGTCACAGAGAAAAAACTCAAAACAAAAACAAAAGTAGAGATTGAATATCAACCATTTATCGATAGCTATATTGATACATTTTATCATTATCCTTCTTTTCAAGAAATCGTGGATTGTATCATTAATAATGTTAGTCGAGAAGAGCGAAAAACAATCAAAGAAAAAATTACATACAACTTATTCCAATAATATATGAATTACGATCCACAAACACACGACCATCGTTGTCTCTCTGAATACTATCCAAAAGGATTCGACTGGGAAGAAGAAATGACACTTGAATATCTTATCGACGCACTACAAAAGACATTGGAAAATGCTTATGCGGATGGTATGCAAGTAGAAGACACTAGTTTCAAATGGCATAGAAATGATGGCTACATGGATATTGATGGCTCATTTCCATACACCGAAGAAGAAATTGAAGCTATCAGAATTAGAGAAGAAGAACGTCAACAATGGAGAAAAGAATATCTCCTTAAAGAATTGGAAAAGCTGGAGAAGTCAGAGGGGAAAAAAGGAGAATAATATGACAGAAGAAAAAACAGCAGCAATTATATTCTTAGCGAGCGTGGTATCTATGCTCACTCACTGGATCGCGTGGATAGCAGGTGACGAACGGGAAAATTCACCAGGTAGTGCTACTATCATTTTTATAGTTTTGTTGATTGTGCTTGCATCGACTATACTTTTGTCACTAGTCTTCTTACTCCTGAGTGCTTTTAATTGAATTATAACAATCACAACATTAAAAATATGAAAACAAAACTATTAGCACTATTCGCAATTACGGCACTCGCAAGCTGCGGTGAAACTGAAAAGGTAGATCAGGCCATTCATGAAGATGCTGGCAAATTGCCAGATGGTCGCAATGTAAAATATATTAAGAGATATCTAAACAGTGGTCTCGGTGGTACTTATCATCACATCTATTATGTAGAAAATCCCGATGGCAGTCATAGCGTCACTACAAACTATAGAAGTGGTAAAGAAAGAAGAGTCACTGTCTTTATTGATGGTGATACTTACGAAGTCGTTGAAAAGAAAAATAAAAAATAAATTATGGAAGAAGAATACGATTATTATGAAGTTGAGGTCGCTAAAAGATCTCATTCAACAGTCTACATCAAAGTTCCGAAAGGGGAAAAGGTGACATCGAAAAACACCAAAATCATTACTAATGCAGCAGTTGAAACGCTCGACGATGGAGATTGGGATGACTATGGTTGGAGTGACGATCTGGAATCTTACGGTATTAAAAAAGTCTCGGAAAAAGAAGCAACCTCCTACGAGGTTTATGATGCGACAGAATATTTCCCAAAAAAAACACAACCTGAAGACCCAAATCAAATGACCCTTGACTTTGATGAAAAATAGAATACAATAAACATATGCCTAATCACGTAACAAACACAATTAAAAGCAATCCTGATGTAATTGAAGCTATCATCCGTAAACAGGAGGATGAGTATGTAATTGATTTCAATCTAATCGTCCCTTGTCCGAATAGTCTCATTGATACTAATGCGGACGGTAGTGAATACTATGCGCGATATATTTCCGATCCTGAAAATAATGGTAGAGAAAAAATTATGTTCGATTCTTTCATTCAAAGAGGTGGGTTGTCATCTTATACCGACACACAATTTGAAAATTTTATCAAGATGCTTAGGAATATTCGCGAATATAAACAAACTTCTTGGTATGATTGGAGTATCAAAAATTGGGGGACAAAATGGAATGCTTATGCTTACCTTGTTACTGATGAAGATATTACTAATGGAGAAATCAAATTTGAGACTGCTTGGTCATCACCATCACCAGTGATTGTAGAATTGTCTAAAAATTTTCCCGATCATGAAATTGAAGTGAAATATGCTGATGAGGATATCGGTAGTAATTATGGTCATTACATCATTAAGAATGGTGTTGTTGAACATATTGAAATTGATGATGGTATTCTTTTTGGTATTAATTTGAACGGAGGGTTGGAAGAACGTCCTTGGTATCATTTGAATTCTGAAACTGGAAAATACGAATATAACGAAAATTACGAAGAAGAATAATATTATGGGATTAGATATGAGTTTATATTCCGCAAAGTGGAAAAATGATGAAATTGCTTACTGGAGAAAATTCAACGCGCTGCATCAGTGGTTTGTTGAAAATTTGGAGGGTGTCGATAATTGTGAATACTCACCAGTATCCAAGGAAAAATTAGAAAAGTTGGTGAAAACGTTGGAGGAATTACAAAAAACGAAAAACACGGAACTTTTTCCAACTCAGAGTGGCTTTTTCTTTGGTTCTACAGACTATGACGATTGGTATTGGGATAATGTCGAAAGAACTACCCAAACTCTGAATCAAATTCTTAAAGACTTTGATTTTGAAAACGATCAATTACTTTATAGCGCAAATTGGTAAAAATAAAAACTAGAATACAATGTACACATGGAAACAATGTTGATTAATTACATTAGAAACGAAAATCGGAAACCACACGGAGTTGTTGTGGCATTTAAACAAGACGGAAAAATTCATTTTGGATACTCTCTTCATAATCCTATTGACAAATGGGATCGTGAGCTTGGTATCAAGATTGCAGTAGCTCGTGCTAATGCCGATGAATTTCAATTGCCTAAAGTGAAAGATCGCCTTGAAGTGGTGAGCGAAGCTTTTGAGCATATGAAAAAACGTGCTATCAGATACTTCAAACAGTAACCTTTGTAACTTGAAAAAATAAAAAAATATGAAAATTGTGCAAAAAAATAATAATGGTAATGGGATTGGATTTGCAGGTCTTTTGACTGTGGCATTCATTGTCCTGAAATTGTGTGGTGTAATCACATGGTCTTGGTGGTGGGTGCTTTCCCCTATCTGGATTACCATCCTTTTGGTAATTGCTATTTTAGTAATTGTGGGGGTCATCGCCTATTACACAACCAAATGATTCCAGAGAAGAAATTACCTATCCACGAACTCAAGTATTATCATAGTGATAATCTCGGGTTCGTGTTTATCGGAGCTGCAAAATCTTCCGATGGTGCTATCCAAAGATTGGCACAATTTTTGAAAGATATTGGAGTATCGAGAGAACTTCCAGAATTTTATCAGCGTGTAGCTACAAATGCTGTTGCATTTGTTTACAATGGTAATTCTGGATTTCAAAGCGGAGAATTTTATCGCGCTTCCAATAGAGTGAATTTTATGGGTATTTTTAAAATCGAAACTTTAGGGATTTACTTGGATGAATTACAAGCTTAACATGTTACCTTTGGAAGAAGGTGGGACGGCGGTTTTAGATTACGAACCATCGTTCCACTCTCTCATGGAAGAGACATTGATGCTGTGTGGTCGGGAAGATATTGTATTATGTTCTCGTTCATACATCAATGAAAATATGTTTTCCATGCATTTAATTAGTGATAAATATGACTTGACAGATTGGTGGAAAGCTGTTAAGATAGTGAGTGAAAAATATGCAGAATGATATTACAATTCCCTTGGAACTTTTTGATGGTAGGTTTTCTTTGGAAGAGATTGCTACCGTGAGTATGCTTTTAGCGTCCCCTCATATGTCCTTAAAAACTAGAGAACAATGGGCTGACAATTCAACGTGTAATGAAATCACTAATAAATTGATTAAAGATCAGATTATTAAATTTCAAGGTGATAAATTAGAAATTGATATAACAGAAAAACAAGAAGAACCTATGAATATTCATCAACAAATCGAAGATATCCTCGGTAAATATGAGATCAACCCTGATGATAAAGCGAAGTTAAATGATCTATTAGAAACAATCGGTCATGAGTCATTCGGGGCTGGTTATGATAGGGGTTACGAAGATGGTAGAATTGATTTCTCCGTCTGTGACTCGTCGTTTAATTCTTACGGTAAGAAAGAAGATTACCTATAAAGTGGAAAAATATCATGACAATCGCACAACAATTAAAAATTAAAGAATTTCCTTTTGTAATCAAAGATTCCAATGGTAATGTGATTTACCATGAGGATTCCTCTGGACATTGGGTAAAACGTGAATGGGATGCCAATGGTAAAGTGATTTACTATGAGGCTTCCAAGGGATTTTGGATAAAATACGAATACGATGCCAATGGTGACGAGATTTACTGTGAGTCTTCCTCTGGATATTGGAGAAAACGTGAATGGGATGTCAATGGTAATCAGATTTACTATGAGACTTCCGATGGATATTGGTCAAAACACGAATACGATGACAAGGGTAATGAGATTTACTATGAGAGTTCGAAGGGAGCAATCGAAGACAAACGTCCTAAAACAGAAGTTCAAAAGGCAATCGAACTCCTCACTAAAGAGGGATTGCTGGTGGATGGTAAGATTCTAAAAAACTAGAATACAATCACAATATGACAATCGCACAGCAATTAAAAATCAAAGACTTCCCGTTTGAAATCAAGGATGCCAATGGTAAAGAGATTTACTATGAGTTTTCCTCTGGATATTGGGAAAAACGTGAATACGATACCAATGGTAAATTGATTTACTATGAGGATTCCACTGGATATTGGGTAAAATATGAATACGATGACAAGGGTAATGAGATTTATTTTGAGAATTCCAAGGGAGTAATCGAAGACAATCGTCCTAAGACTGATGTCCAACAAGCAATCGAACTCCTCACTAAAGAGGGATTGATTGCGGATGGTAAGATTCTAAAAAACTAGAATACAATCGTAGTATGACAATCGCACAGCAATTAAAAATCAAAGACTTCCCTTTTGAAATCAAGGATTCCAATGGTAAAGTGATTTACTTTGAGGATTCCACTGGATATTGGTCAAAACGTGAATACGATGCCAATGGTAATGTGATTTACTATGAGAATTCCAATGGATATTGGTCAAAACACGAATACGATTCCAATGGTGATTGGATTTACTATGAGGATTCCAATGGAGTAATCGTAGACAAACGTCCTAAGATAGAAGTTCAAAAGGCAATCGAACTCCTCACTAAAGAGGGATTGCTGGTGAATCTTGGTTGGATTCTGATTATTAAAAAACTAAAATACAATTGAGACATGAAAGCAAGCTATCGAAAAGTAAAGAACGGATTCTACCCTGTCATCATCTTCAATGACAAATCGAGAATGACACATAGAACATTGTGCTGCACTAAAGAATTGGCTATCAATTTGGCACATAATATCATTCTAGGGATCGAGCAATACCGAGAAAAAGAATGTATTATCCTATGAGAGATAAATTAAAAAGAAAAACAGTCTTCTTACCAATCATTGCGGAAATCGATGTTGAAGAGTGTATCTCTAACATGAGTTATGAGGAAGTCATGGATCTCATTATCAAATTTGATTTGGCACAAGCGAATGCGGGATTCACTGAAGAATTGATTATCAAATTGGCTAAATCAATGAAAGATGATCTATCTGAAGAGGAATGGAAACCATACGAAAAATTCATCAAAGCAATCGAACAAGCCAATGAAACCTGCACAGATTCGTAAGAAAGAAGATATGATGCTTGCTGAAAAAGCTTTACGTGAAAATAAGCAAGCACCATATGATGATTCTTTCAATCCTTGGGGCGATGATGAACCTTTGAGAAAAGATAGATTTAAAAGATATTACGAAGGCATCCATAAACGCTTTTGGAATTACGAACCAATCTTCAGGGATTTATGCGAAGTTTATGGATTAGAATTGAAAAATTAAAAAACTAGAATACAATCGTAACACAATGCAACTTAATACTCTCGAAACAAAATTCGCCAAATGCTCGTCTATTCAAATTCCAGATGCGTTCTACAATCGCATGTCTACTGGTAACGATGATATCGATTTGATGTTCGGCACTGAGCAATTCAAAGGCTTTATGCCAGGTAGTGCTATCACCATCACTGGTACTCCAGGTGCTGGTAAATCCACTCTTCTCTGTCAGGTATCTCAGATGCTTACCACTCAAGGTAAACGTGCTGCTATCGCTTCTGGTGAAGAGTCTCATATTCAAATCGCTTATGCTTGCAAGCGTTTGGGTGTGACTGATGTGGATGTAGCTCATATCAAAGATGTGGAAGAAATCGCTGCTGCCATGCATCATTATGATTTCATGGTTGTGGATAGCTTTCAAGCTTTGCGTTCGAATAAGAACATGAAGAAGAGAGAGTTCAACCAATATGCTCAAGACTTACTCCTTTCCACTGCTAAAGAAACTGGTTGTGTTCTGGTGTTTGTTCTTCATATTACTGTTAGTGGTCTTCCTAAAGGTGGCACTGATGTCATCCATGCTGTCGATGTGAATATGCGTGTGACAGTGGACAAAGAAGACAATTCTATGCGTCTGATTGATGTTTACAAGAATCGCTTTGGTGAAACTAAAACTCATATGGCTATGATGACTCCTAACGGTTTTGATTTCAAAGGTCTTTATGTTGCTCCTACTGAGGAAAACAAAGAAAAGCAACCCAAAGTTCCTGCAAATGAAAAGCGCAAAGAAGAGATTCTTTCCATGGATGAACCTCCTCACTTGACATTGGATCGTATCTGTGATAAGTTGGGTGTGTCAGGGCAAATTGCTGGTAGCATCCTACGCGAAATGGTTGGAGAAGGCAAGCTTCAGAAATTCGGTCGTGGTGCAAATGCTGTGTGGAAGATCGCACAAGAGTGTCAGAAACTTCATAAAGAATTGGTGAAATAATATGCAAACAACATACATCGGTGTCTATCTCAAAGTAGCTTATTCTAAATGTGAGCAAGAGACTATTACTTTGGTGAATTCCCAAGGGAAAGAATTTAAGAGTGGACAATTCGATCCAGATACAGGAGAGAAGTTGATTGAAAAAGTATCTAAAACATACAAATGGGTGAAACCTGATATTGATATTGAAGATGAATATCTTGATGAGGATGAATTTCATTCACCTCTATGTATTGATAGTAACACTCATGCTTATTTTCTAATTAATAGAAACACTAGATTTAGTACACATCTCGGAGAATATTCGATTTTCAAGGTCAGTGTGGATACCATTGATATTAAAGAAATCATCGAAGAATTCAAAAAAGAATACAGTGACTATCTACATTATTATACCACTGTTCGTGGATATGAAGTTGAAGTCAAATGGGGGGTTATCAATTACGGGAATTAATATATGAAACAAGAACTTAAATTAGGAATGGCAGCATTATCAAATGATGTGTTTGCAGGTTATCTTTGTAAAGACGGTAGAACTTGGAAACAAGGTAAACACAATGTGACAAGTGATTTCTTACAAACGATGATCCAATATGTTGGTATTGGTAAATCTTTGGAAATTAATGTTGGAGGTAAACCGAAGTATAAAGTCACGGTGGAGGAAATTGCTTAAAAAATAGAATATACTGATTCTATAGGGTTGACAAAAAACGGAAATAGAGTAAAAAGAAATAGTGAAACAAACAATACAGTGAACGATGAAACATTATACATTCCCAAAGATTAAACAATATCATCAAGTTCTTCGTGATATTAAATTGCGGATATCTTATATTGGAAAGGACGAAAATGATGAAGTAATTTATAAAGAGCCTGATACTTGGCCTATTATCAAATTCATAGGAAGAATTAAGCTACATGGCACTAATGCTGCTATCGTTTTTAATTCAGATGGATCATTTTATTGTCAATCGAGAGAAAATATCATCAACGAAATTCAAGATAATGCTGGTTTTGCTCATTGGGTTAATAAAGATGGGAAGGTTATTCGGAATGAAATCAGCACATCTTTCAAAGACGGTGTGAAACATATAATTTTGTTTGGTGAATGGTGCGGTGGTTCTATTCAAAAAGGTGTCGCACTAAATCAATTAAGTAAAAGGTTTGTCATATTCGGTATGAAAGCGGTGTTTGAAGACGATACTACTGAATGGTTGGATTCATCTGGTATTCGGAATCATTCTATCAACGTGTATAATATTGACGATTATCGTAAATACGAAATCGATATCGATTTGAATCGTCCTGACAATGCTATTGAACAAATGACACAATGGACTGGCGAAATTGGGGATGAATGTCCATTTTCCAAAGAGTTTGGAGTGTTAGGTGTGGGAGAGGGAATCGTGTGGAGAATGGAAAATGAATGGGGATACTCAACATCATTCAAAACAAAAGATGAAAAACATACTATTTCCAAAATTAAAAAGCTCCCTACGGTTGACGTGCAAAAATTAGACTCTATCCAAGAAGCCGTCGATACTCATTGTCATGAAGATAGATTACAACAAATTTACGATAAAATCGTTCTAACAGAAGCCGATAAAGTTCCTCAAAAGATCGGAGATTTTGTGCGTTTGGTGATTGAAGATTGTTGGGAAGAAGAAGGCGATTCTATCAGAGCATCAGATATTTCCAGAAAAGAATTCGGTGCTGCTTGTTCTAAAAAAATAGCCAAATGGTTTCAAAATAAAATTTCACAACTATGAAATTACTAATCGTACGCCATGGAGAATCGGAGGGGAACGTTGACAAATCGGTGTATTTCAAAATGCCTGACTGGTCAGTTCCTCTAACGGAAAAAGGTAAAGAACAAGCTAAAAAGGTTGGGAAAGTAATCTCAAAACATCTTGAAGAAGAGGATGAATGTTTCTTGGTTTACAGCCCTTATGTTAGAGCGAAGCATACGATGGAAATTATCAGTGAATGTATTACTCATCATATTCCATTATATAAAAAAGAACAAGTAATTACCAAAGAACGTGAATGGGGAAACCTTAGAGAAGAATACGAATCATTCAGAACCAGAGAAGAACGTAATCATTTATTCGATTTCTATCGTCGTCCTGTTGGTGGTGAGTCCTTTGCTGATTGTTATCAAAGAGCATTGATTTTTTTGAATTGGTTAAAAGAGTTGGAAACTGGAAACGCTATCATTGTATCACATGGGGAATTTATCAAAACATTGCTGATGATCATTGATAATGTGAAGGTGGAAGACTTCGATAAAATTCCTCGCGTTAAGAACTGTGAATTGATTATCAGACATTACTAAAAAACTAGAATATACTTTTTACATGGTGACGAAATTAAATAAACAATACGATCCTGATGAAGTTCTGTCTTCCATTCAGAAAATTGACGAGAAGCTTTCTATTCTGAGAGAGTCTTGGCAAGATGCTGATGAGAAGAAGAAAGACAAATGGATGAAAATGATTAACGAACAACTCGATCAACGTTTGACATTGATGAGCATTCGTGATAAAATGGGATGATGCCAGAGTGGTAATGGTCTGGTCTTGAAAACCAGAGACAACCCTGACAGGTTGCGGAGGTTCGATCCCTTCTCATCTCGCTCAAAAAACTTGACTTAATCGTTTGAAGTGTTAAATTAGATATGATGAAAGTAATCGCATTATTATGTATTTTATGTAACTTTTGTTATTCTGCTGAATATGGGGTAGCATCCTTTTATTCAATCAGGACAAATGGTGGCACGAAAACTGCTAGCGGTGAACCTCTTTGTAACGATAAATTCACCGTTGCTCATAAAAAAATCCCACTAGGGACGATGGTTAAAGTGACAAATCTATCTAATGGTAAACATGTTTATGCAAAAGTAACTGATAGAGGTCCTTATGTTAAAGGGCGAGTTATTGACGTTTCCGATGCGTGTGCAGACGTTTTAAGATTTCGTCATAAAGGTTTGACAAAAGTAAAAATTGAAGTAATTAAAAGAACAAAAAAATGAAATATCGAATAAACATCAACGGCACTTGCTGCGAAAACAAATACTTTGCAGTATCTAAAGAAGCAAAAGAATTTTGGAAAGAAAAAGTAGACAGTTATGATCACGATCTTCTAAACGAATATGTTTGGGATGAAGCTGATCTTGATGAAATTCCTGAGTCTGCTAGATTCTTAGACGACAATGACTTCCCCATGGAATACACTGTAGTTGATTTGGACTTCTGTGAAGTGTGGCTCCAGAATATCGACAAACCAGAACAAGAGTCTGTTGTGTTTCTGATTGAAGATGAAAACATCGTTAAATTTGATGACGAAGAATTTGATAAAGATGACTATCTAGTGATTTCCGAATTCATGAAAGGCACTGTTTATGGCGGCGAAATTGAATTGAAAGAAGGTGAAACTTTCGATGCTTCAAAACTTAAAATCTATTTGTCGGAAGACCTTGATGGACTTACTATTCTAACAAGTGTGTATTATGATGAAGAAGAAATCGAAAACCCGGAGATTTCTTTGATGGGAAAAGGTCGCACTGTTTATTTTGTATCAAAAGAGTAAAACGATAACAACTTTAAAAATATGAAAAAATTAAGAATCGTTGAAAAGCTATATAGTGATGGGTCAGTTCGCTTTGAAATCCAACGGAGAGGATTATTAGGTTCGTGGGTAAATGCAGTGCATGAAGATGCATGGACTCACGACTTTGATAGTCTCGATAAAGCAAAAGCACAGTTGGATTATTATGCTGATCCTAGCTCTTGGCCACGAAAGAAAATTGTCTTTCAAAACTATGAAGATGAAAATTAAATAATAAAATGAAGAAACTACTCCTCCTATTGCTTAGTGCAATTACATGTCAGGCAGCTACAATCGCAACAAATGTTGTGCATAGCAGCGTAAGTCTCGGATCAGATGGTCTGTATAGTTATAGCTATCAAATTCGACCGAGTGATGTTGATCGTCGTGATCTTTCATATTTTGAGGTTTTTCATTGCGAAGAGGCTCAAATTATGAATCCAGAAGCGACAGTTCGTTTCAAACTTGAAGAAAAGTCATATAGCATTAAATGGGATTCCATTCAGGGCAATAATAATAACCAGCTTATTACATTCACTCTTAAATCAAATATGATGCCAAGCGAAAATGGTAGACTTGAGTTTAAGATTGCAAATAAAACATGGACTCAAAATAATGTGATCACTCCTGGATGCACTGCAATTCCAGAAACGAGTTCTGTATTGCTTGGTTTAATTGGTTGCGGCGTATTTCTTAGACGCAGACGATGACACCGTTCTTAAAAATCTTTAAAGCATTGTTTACAATCTTTTATTTGCAGAACTTTCCGCTTGATGAGCAAGAGATTGTTCACGACTATAGCGCAAAGTCTGCAAAAGATTGTGAACTTATTATTGATCCAAAAGACGCTATCTATTTAGAGGCACCTGACTTTATGAATAGACAGGATGCCTTTATACTCCCTCCTACTTATGTCCCAACTCATGTCCCTACGTCAGACATATCCCCTGCGACAGCCAATCGTATCAAACAAAGGATTAATCATTAAAGTTATTTCTGAAAAACTGCATCTATCTCAAATAAATGAAAACGATTCTTTAGATTCTTTGGGTGTAGATAGTCTTGATGTCGTAGAAATACAGTTATCGCTTGAATATTTCTTTGGAAATTTTATTGACAACATAAATCTTTCTGATACAGTTAACGACATCGAAAGCAAAATATATGAACGAACTACAAACAAAAGTAATAGCATGGCTGGAAAGTGCAGCACAGAAGATTGGTGAATTTGCCTCGAAAGAAGTGCCGCCATTTATCCACGAATATTTGCAATGGAAATTCTTTGAAGCATGCTACAATGCAACACTGCCAATTATCGCTTTGCTTATTAGCTCTTATGTGTTGAACATAGGCATTAAGCTTATGAAATCTGAAAAAAATCACGGCGGCGTTGAAATAATTCCACTTACACTTGGCATCGCGGGAACTATAATTTCACTTATGGCTGTATTTACCGTATCATTCACCAGTATCAAAACAGCGGTGCAAATTAAAATCGCACCAAAAGTATACCTCATCGAACGAGCTTCTGAACTTATCAAATAAAAAACTAGAATACAATAACACATATGGCAAACAAAAACACACGACAAGCTAAAGCTGCGGGATTCGCAAGTAAGAAAGACCAAAACAACAACGGCACTCGTATTTTCGAGGGTAAAGTATGTGATACCTCTTGGGATGCACCTGAGAGTAAACACAAAAAGCGCAAGGTGTATCAGCGCATCAAGCCTGAGTAAAAAGCTTTCGCTTCGGCAGTATCAAAACGCTTGCCAGACCCCCGCTCTACTATTCACTTAGCATCGGGACTGGCGGGATCGAGACATGGAGCCTTCGGGTGCGCGGATAAAGTCAGTAATGACAGGCAGTAATTCCATTCTCCCTAGAAACTCGGATATTGAAAAGGTAGTGCGCAGACCGTTCCGAAGCGAATTTTTAATCAATAAAAAACTAGAATACAATCGAGACATGCAAAAATACACAATCATTTGGGAAGATCGTTGGATGCGAGGCTCACACCAGCATTGCATCACAAAAAGAACATGGGTGGAAGCTGAGAATATTCATGATGTGATGGTAGAGTATGGTGAATACGCTCGCTTCATCTTCGAAGGTCATCAATTGTCGATTGGTGAAGAATTGCGTCCAGAAGAAATCGAAATTATTAAAAAATAATTATGCAAATCAGCAAAGAAATTGAAATAATTCCTGATCGTTATTACGGATATTCTGTGGCAGATTGGAATAAAGAGGCTGGTTGTGATGGCATTACCATTCAAACCTTCAATATCTCCAAGACTGGTAGGGAAAATTCTCATCATATCACCATGAACAAAGAAGTCGCTATCGCTATTGCCAATGCTATCTTTGAACTTTGTAACGAAAAATAATTATGGGAGATTGGGTACATATTACAGGTGGTAGATTCTCTATCTATAAAAAAGATAAAGTATCTCCTGAAAAGGTTTTCGAAGAAATCGTAGGTGATAATTCAATCGAAATTGAAAAATTGGATGGTGGTGATCGTTGGCAATACCGAATTAACGAGATTGCATTGCGAACAGACGGTAACACTTTCATGAAATATTATCCAAAATTATTGAAAAATCTTAAACCGATTAAAAATTCTCTATCTTTTGAGATCGAATTCAGCTTACACGAATAAAAAACTAGAATACACTTATAACATGCTTATCAACAACATTATTTATTATATCATTTGTTTTGTGATCGGTGGTCTCGCAGGTAAATTTATTAAAAATAAATACTATGCTCTTGCAATCGCTCCCATAGTATCAGTAATTCTCGGGATGATTTTACAACATTTCGGGCTAATCGGTTATGGATTTCTTAAATAATATGTTCAATATACCTAGAATTGTAATTGGGTTTTTCTTATTCAATCTTGGATTTCTCATTCCAGTAGTAGGGATATTCCCTATGCTCATTGGTGGATATTTCCTGTCACGATTGATTGCGGAAGAATACGGTATTGCCATATTCTTTTTCATTGGAGTATCACTACTGATACCGTCATACTACATGATAGTTCCAGTATTTGAACAAATTGGATGGGAATATGGTAAAGTGATCAGATATACGATGTGTTTGATCGCATCAGTTATGACATGGCTATCAGTTGGAAAATAATTACTAAATTAAATATGACAATCGCACAACAATTAAAAATTAAAGACTTCCCTTTTGAAATCAAAGATTCCAATGGTAATTGTATTTACTATGAGAATTCCCATGGATATTGGGAAAAACATGAATACGATGCCAATGGTAAATTGATTTACTCTGAAACTTCTGATGGACATTGGGAAAAACGTGAATACGATATCTATAATAATCTGATTTACTTTGAGAATTCCTTTGGACATTGGGAAAAACGTGAATGGGATGCCAATGGTAATCGGATTTACTTTGAGGATTCCTCTGGATATTGGCTAAAACAAGAATACGATATCTATAATAATCTGATTTACTTTGAGAATTCCTTTGGACATTGGGAAAAACGTGAATGGGATGCCAATGGTAATCGGATTTACTATGAGAACTCTAGGGGAATAATTATAGACAATCGCCCTAAGACAGAAGTTCAGAAAGCAATCGAACTCCTCACTAAAGAGGGATTGATTGCGGATGGTAAGATTCTAAAAAACTAAAATACCATCATAACATGACAATCGCACAACAATTAAAAATTAAAGAATTTCCTTTTGCAATCGATGATAAAAATGGTAGAGAGATTTACTATGAGGATTCCTCTGGATTTTGGGAAAAATATGAATACGATATCTATAATAATCTGATTTACTTTGAGGATTCCTCTGGATATTGGGAAAAACGTGAATACGATACCAATGGTAATCGGATTTACTTTGAGGATTCCTCTGGATATTGGAGAAAACGTGAATACGATACCAATGGTAATTGTATTTACTATGAGAATTCCAATGGATATTGGGTAAAACGTGAATGGAATGCCAATGGTAATTGTATTTACTTTGAGGATTCCTCTGGAGCAACCGAAGACAATCGCCCTAAGACAGAAGTTCAGAAAGCAATCGAACTCCTCACGAAAGAGGGATTGATTGCGGATGGTAAGATCCTAAAAAACTAGAATACAATCACAATATGACAATTGCACAGCAATTAAAAATTAAAGACTTTCCTTTTGTAATCAAAGATACCAATGGTAGAGAGATTTACTGTGAGAATTCCAATGGATATTGGGAAAAAGGTGAATACAATACCAATGGTAAAGTGATTTACTATGAGAATTCCAATGGATTTTGGGTAAAATGTGAATACGATGCCAATGGTAATTGTATTTACTTTGAGGATTCGAAGGGACAATCATTGACAATCGTCCTAAGACTGATGTCCAACAAGCAATTGAGATCCTAAAAAACTAAAACACAATATGACAATCGCACAACAATTAAAAATTAAAGACTTCCCTTTTGAAATCAAGGATTCCAATGGTAAATTGATTTACTATGAGGCTTTCGATGGATATTGGGTAAAATATGAATACGATGCCAATGGTAAATTGATTTACTATGAGGCTTCCCATGGATATTGGGAAAAACGTGAATACGATGCCAATGGCGAAGAGATTTACTGTGAAAATTCTGATGGATATTGGGAAAAACGTGAATACGATGCCAATGGTAATCGGATTTACTTTGAGACTTCCTCTGGATATTGGTCAAAACGTGAATGGGATACCAACGGTAATCGGATTTACTATGAGAATTCCAATGGAGTAATCGAAGACAATCGCCCTAAGACTGATGTCCAACAAGCAATCGAACTCCTCACGAAAGAGGGATTGATTGTGGATGGTAAGATCCTAAAAAACTAGAATACAATCGTAGTATGACCAGAACATTTGAAGTGGAAGTAGATAATCAGATTTACGAATCGGAAGTCGATATCGTTCGTGTTTACAGTGATTGGGAATACGGTTATGACGACGAGATTTGCCCATGTGGTGATGTGATTGATTGGGAGATCGAGATTCTTGATGACACTCTCCCCCAAGCAGTTACACGAGAATTAACTGATGTTGCCAAAGAATGGGCGGCTGAACATATGAAATACTAAAATGCACGAAATATATAACCCTATTAATTTATTAGGAAAAGAATTGGAAGTCTCTTATCATGTCGATGATGAGGGAGAAGATGCCAAGGTGGTAGAACTTGAAGCAGTGAATGGTGAGAGACGATTTGAAATCGTATTTACAAAATTACCAGAAACAGAGGATGATGAACGATTTTTTTGGGTGGATCAAGAACCATATGAGATTGTTGGTGATAAAGCAGCTTTCTCTGATATTGGACACATGCGAAGAATCTACTTGACAATTAAAAAACTAGAATATACTGAAGAAGTAACAAACAACGAAACAAATATGAAAACAACTGTTAAAGAATTGAGTGATAAATTGGGTGTGGATGTAGTTTATGTGAATGGATTCATTCAAACACTGGTTAAGATTGGTAAAGCTGAAGCGGTGGGTAAGGTTGAAAAACCTGCTGGTGCGCGTGGTAAACCATCTATCATTTATCAAATCGCAGAAGGGATTCTGTAAACAATTTCAATGTTCTGCGGCTGAAAAGCAAAGATACCCTCTACCCGATTAGACGTAATCTAATCCGCTATGGTTGATGCTTCACAATGCCGATCATGACAGGACACCTTTTTAACAACAGCTTTGGTTGGGATATATGCTCGGTTCGTCGTATATCACAAAAAACCATCCATGTGGATTCCAAATCCAACAGAAAGTCAACGAACCGCCAATTTCAAAAAATAATATGAAAGCATTATACGACGAAAATTTTCAACTCACTGATGAAGGGATTGCTATCTCTAATGAATGGGATAGTATCGTTAGACCATTTTTTGAAAAATATAAATTACAATTCGATCCTATTCATTTTCAGTGTTTAGCTGACGAAGGAATTCAATTGTTGAAATGTGGTTATTATCTCGATACAGTAGAATCAAAGCTCTCGGAAGAATAAAAAACTAGAATACACTCATAACATGACAATCGCACAGCAATTAAAAATCAAAGACTTCCCGTTTAAAATCAAAGATTCCAATGGTAAAGAGATTTACTATGAGAGTTCCAAGGGCTATTGGGTAAAATATGAACACGATGCCAATGGTAAAGAGATTTACTTTGAGACTTCCAATGGATATTGGGAAAAACGTGAATACGATGCCAATGGTAATCAGATTTACTGTGAGTCTTCCTCTGGATATTGGTCAAAACGCGAATACGATACCAATAATAATCTGATTTACTTTGAGGATTCCTATGGAGAAATCATCGACAAACGTCCTAAGACAGAAGTTCAGAAAGCAATTGAACTCCTCACGAAAGAGGGATTGATTGTGGATGGAAAGATTCTAAAAAACTAAGATGTAATAATGACATGCTTAAAGAAACTCTATTTGAACTTTTTGGTGATTTTGATACAATCCATGATGAGGATCAATGTGGTTATTCATCATTCGCTACCGATGATTTTACAATTCGAGTTTGCAGATACAGTTGCTTTTATCTTGTGTCGGTGGATTTGATTGAGACTTTTAATAAAGAATCACAATGCCCTATCCACTTCGAATTGTCAGATTACAAACCATTGTCTAAGCGTAAGAAAGATCGTATTCGGGAAGCTATGCGATTCTTGATTAAGAATCGGAAAGATGCTGGTAGTTTCCTTGGATGTATGGATGGGTTCGATGATTTGAGTTCTGACATCCGACGAGCATTTTATCAAACAATCTAACAATTTTGGTGGGGAGGTGGGGATACCATGAGTGTGGTTATTCTGTCATCATTTTTGCTTATGCTCCTCCCCACCATCAATTTTCAAATATATGGAACTGATTCCTACAGAATATAAAATAAAACACGATTTCAACGAATATGTTTATTATATCGTATTGAAAATCAGCACTATTGGTAATAAAAAATGGTTTATTACTATGTATGATCGTAATACTCATTTAAATCATATTGATAAAACATGGTCGGATTGGGTTGTGGATTGGTATGGGTTTGATACACCTGAAGAAGCTTTGGAAGCTTTTGAAAAATATCTTAAAAACTAGAATACGATCGACTCATGCAGAAACGTTATTACATGTATCTCCCAATGAATATCGACAAAGAAAAGAATACTCGCTTTGTCGTGGAAACCGATGGCATCCCTCAAAGTGATTTGTTCACTGGTAGAGTCGTCGCACGTAATTCCAAAGCTTATTTCCATCTTGGTCGTGAAATGAATGAGTGGGTCAATCCCATGGCAGACTTGCGAAATGGTATGCAACCATCCTTTATTCCTATCAGTCTATCAGAGGTCAAAGAGAAATTTGAACAACACATTTTATAATTATGAAAAAAGAAATCGCAGAACTTATTGTTGAAAATAGCTACGACATGGACATTCGTGAGGATTACAGTGGTCGAGGAATGTTTGGGAATACCACTACTGGTATCGTGTGTGATAGTGAGAAAGATTTTTATAACGCCATTTGTGAACTTTACATGGAAATGATCAAAGATGCTATGGTTGAAGCTGAATATTATGATATGGAGCCAGCACAAGAACTAACAGAAACAATCGGTCGAATTCGCGTTGATAACATGGGATATCGTTATATTTTTTACTGATTATTACAAAAATAACAAACAGTATGGTTTTACTTACGGAGGAAATGGAAAAAGGATCGAATAAAGTCTTGGAAGATGATTACTATCAAGACTTGGTTAAGCGGTATGAACGAGTAAGAATCGAAGCTCAAAAGGCGAAATCCGAAGAAGTAAAGCTTTGGGAAGAAATCCTGAAATACGAAAATGAAAAATTTGGATATCACTCATAAAAAACTAGAATACACTCGTAGCACAACAACGAACCAACAGAATAATACATTATGGCACACGAAATTGAAATCGGAACTGATCGGGTAATCACATTTGGCGAACGCGCATGGCATCGTCTCGATGAGAATCACCAGACTCCTCTTACTAAAGAGATTATCAATCCTTTGTTCATTCCTTATCTGGAAGGGCAAGCTAACGTCAACATCGATGGGGTAGAAGTACCTCTTGAGGGTTGGAAGACTATTGTTGCTGATCTTCGTAACAGTGACATTGAAGGGGATTTCCGTCCTGTTCATGTTGCGTCTGATCGCTATGAGATTCTCCAAAATGAAGTCTTGTTCGATGCACTGCAAGAGGCACTGCGTGGAATCAATTACAATATCGTATCTGCTGGCACACTGGCAGGTCTGAAGAACTTCTTCGTATCGGTGGAATTCGATGGTGAATCCAATATCAATCTTCCTGATGGTAGTGAGTGCAAAGCGTTCTTTTCACTCTTTACTTCTCACGATGGCACGAAGAATGCTTCTTACTACGATACCACACATCGCACTGTTTGTATGAACACAGTTCGTTCTTCCTACGAAGCTCGTGGTAATCAAGGGTTCAACATCGCTCACACCAAAAACGCAAGTGTGCGCATCATGAATATGGCTCAAATCTTCAATGAAATTCTCCGTGGTCGTCGTGTCTTCGAAGACAGAATGGCTGAATTGTATTCTATCGAATGCGATTTGTCCAAAGCGGAACGATTTGTTGCTGGTTTCTTGGCAGATAAAACGAAAGCGGAAGAGAAACTCTCCACACGTTCTTTCAATCAGATGACAGAGATTGTTTCTCTTGCTTGGAATGGTGCTGGCAATCGTGGTGGTAATTTGTTTTACCTTGCTCAAGGTGCTACTGAGTATTGGACTCGTGGTAATGGCACTGGTGGTGCAAATAAAGACATCGGTCGCAAAGCATTCTCCTCCGAGTTCGGTCTTGGTATGGATAACAAGTGCAACTTCCTTACTGCTCTTAGCAATCCATCGCAACGTGAAAAATTCATCAAGCGTGGGGATTTGGTTCTTAGTAACTGATCCCTCCGCTCCTCCCCCCCAATTAAAAAACTAGAATAAAATAAACACATGAATGGATTACGAATGTATTTCTTTGTTATGTATAACCTTTCAGGTATTCAAAAAGGTATCCAAGCAGCTCACGCTGCTGTTGAATATAGCCTGAAATATGGTAAAACAAAACATTACAAGGATTTTGCGACTAACCACAAGACATTCATTCTATTGGATGGTGGTGGGTCAGAAGATATGAAATCGCGCATGATTGAATTGGAATATTTCAAAGTTGATCATGCACCATTTTATGAGCCTGATCTGAACAATTCTTTGAGCGCAATCGCATTCATTGTTCCTGAAAATATCTATGGTATGGATATTAAAGCAATGGGTGATCTTCTCTTTGTTACTAGAGATGAAGAATACGCTCGTTATCTCAAATCCTTTCGACTCGCAAGTAACTAAAAAATAAAATGAACGTAAAAACAGAATTAAAAAAAATCGGTGGAGAAAAATTTTTAAATGAAAAAGATTTAAAAGATTTTGGCAAAGCAGAGAAAAAAATATACGATTTTATGTCTGATCTTGAATGGCATTCTGCCACTGAAATCATCAGTGTAAGCGGACAAAGAGAAGGACTACGAAGACTTCGAAAACTTAGAGATAAAGGATTGATCATAGAAACTAAAAGAGAATCTGGAAGTAGAGAATTCTTGTATAAAATGTCCTCCAAACTTTAAAATAAATCGTATTAAAAAACTAGAATAAACTGAACACATGTCCAACACAACCAAAACACAATCACTGACTGCTGATCAAATCCTTGAACGCATTCTCAATGCTAAAGGTAATTTCGTGAAAGCAGTCTGGAAATCGAATCCGACTCCTGCTGCTGCTCACAAGAAAGCAGGTATCATTCTGGAGAAACATACAAGTGCGGTATGCCGTGCTGGTATCAATTTCGCCAATCTGTCATCGGTGCAACAAGGTATCGCAGAAGGTACCCGTGGTGAAGTGCAAGAACTTCCATTCGGGACTTGGCTCAAATTCCCTTATCTTATCACACATACACCAAAAGGTAGTGAGCAAGAGCAAATCTATGTTCGCTTGTATCCAACCGATTCTCGTTCCAATACTCTTTATTTCGTGAATGGTGAGCAAGTGGAGAAAGATGTTTTCTCGCAATATCTGACTCCATCCGAAGCTGCGAAAATGTCCTCTGGTGAAAAACCTGAATGCTTCACGATCAAGAAAGATAACATTCTCTCCACTGAAGACTTCGGTGGCTAGTCTGTAGGTCTTGGCTCGATTCCCTCTCTCCCATAGCCAAGGGGAATGCATGTCAGAGAGGGAATTCATTAAAAAACTAGAATACAATTGAAACCATGAAAGAGACATTCACAAGAGAAGAACTACTTCGAGCAATCAACGAATTGGAAGGGAAAATTGGTATCGAATCTTACTCAAGAGTATTGGATTGGAAAGAAAGTCTTGGATTTGGACGAGATGAAGAATACGATGATGGTAAAATGTCTGAATGGGATCGTTACAAAATTTGGGATGCTTGAAAACTAGAATACACTCTACTCATGAACGTTGCCGAAGCTATCAAACATCTTAAAAAAGTCAAACCTTACATTCACACCATCGAGCCGATTGGTAAGAATCTGTATAAAGTTAAATATGCGGCATGGGTCATTGATGAAGAAAATAGGACTGCTCGTGAACTGATCAAATGGGCAAAAGCCTATAGTTCGGAGAACAATCAGAACACCATAATCAGACGTATTGTTAAAAATGCTGATAAAAAAATGAATCGTCGGGAAACCAAAAAAGCTATCAAATCCGAAGACTTTGATAAGATTCCCCAACATGGTAAAGTTGCCATGGAAGACTCTGGATTGACACAAGATTTATGAACATTGATTTTCAAAACGTGAAACCTATCGACGAAATGAGCGAATGGGAACGCATAAAAGCAATTGGTTCCGCTCGTTACATTTTGGAAGATGTGTCAGCGGAAGAGATTAGTAAAGCCTCTGGTTTGCCTGTGGGAGTAATTACCGCTGCATTTGCCAACATCTTCGTATCGAAAGATGCGGTAGAAGATTAAAAAACTAGAATAGAATTGAGACATGAACAACAACCTCGCTACAATCGCCAAAGCATTCCGTCATAACACTGGTAAACACTTCCTTGATAGTGGAGACTACTATGGTCGTCACTATGAAAAACCTCCGATTACTGATGAAACTCCCTTAGTATCTATTGATGTATGGGGGACTGATGTCAGTGCCACAATCGACACTGCTCGCTTTCTGGCTGAAACCTGTGAAGTCGATACTGATATTCAGAAACAATTCGAAGAATGGGCTGAACTGGAAGAGAATTCCGATTTGAATTGGTTCGAAGCAGGTGAGAAATTTGCCACAGAAGTGTTAGGTCTAACACAATTGGCAAGAGACAATACTTACAACAGTGAATGTGACTTGTCTCAAACGTATGTTTGGGAAGTCTATGGAGAAGATACTGGTGATTGGATTTACAATGACGATGCTCTGATGGTCGTCTATGCTCACACTGGTTGCGATGTTCGTGGTGGTTATGCTTACCCTCTGTTCCTACGCTGTCAAGGGGATTATTCGATTCCGATGGATTTGGTAGCTGAATTCTTTATTGTCGATGGTCGTCGTGATGGGGAAGAACTTGATCGTGATGAGTGTCAACAATTGGATGAGGAATGGCAATGTGGTTATTCGTCCAATCCATCGTATCATATGTCTAAAAATATCGAACGTGTATTTGGATTCACCAAGACTACAAACACGGTGGTCGTGAAGCTGAAGAGTGGAGAGATTGTGAAGATTGCAGCACAAGCAAGAACCTACTAAAAAACTAGAATACAATTACATTATGCAACGACGAACTATTACTACCGCTTCAGACGGTCGCACCTACACTTGGGATGCAGATGACAATGCTTATCTTGGAATAGAGACTACTTGTGGATGTTATGGAGCTGCTCTACGCGAAGATGGTCGCTGGTCTCCTGCTCATAACGACGATGGCTTCTTTCAATTATGGGATGATGAATCGTATGACACTCCAGAAGAAGCGTGCATACGCTCACATAACATCTACACCTGAATAACTTTCATCAACTAAACGAACTCTATTACAATCACACACATTATGGATATTTTAGAAGTAATCAAAAATCTCGAAGATCGTCTCTGGTCACAATATGGCAATCCTCTCGCCAATTATAAGCAATCACAACATGATGTTAATATGAGTTACTATGTTGGCAAGCTTATGGAAGAGCTTGGACATAAATGGATTGCACCTGAAAGGATTAAAGGTGATCGTGAAGATCGTGCTTACTACTCCGAGAAAGCATTGCACGATGCCTTTCTGGCTGGTCAATTGCTCGCACGTGCTGACAACAAGAAACTACGAGCATCGATTATCTCTGAGCTGAGAACCGAATTGCATGACGCAATCGACAATATGGAACTTTGATATAATATGATACCGTTAATCATGATAATACTAATCTGCTCGATTGCGGCTTATATATGTTCTTTACCTCACGATAATTAAAAAACTAGAATACACTTGAGGCATGATGAAGATCGTCAAACTCGACATGGAGCATGTCAACAAGGGAACTCCCACACATGAACTTCCTGTTATCTTCAAGGGTAGCAGAAAGCAATGCGAGGGATTGCTCAAACGCTATCAATTTGTAAAAGAAAGTAATCTCTATGGGGGTTACTGGAACGACGAAGACAAAAACAGTTATTTTATTTTACCAGCATGAAAAGACTTACTAAAGAAGAAATCGAACGATTTGTCACTGCTTCCACAAATAAGGATGCTGTATGGAATTTCCTTGGCACTGTTCACCATTGCGGTAATTATGTCAATGCTCTTGCCAATCTGTTAGACGATGCGGCATTGTATGATTGGAATCATGACACTGTGATGGCAATCTATGAGGGATTGAAATACGCAAGTGAATTACCCACAGCACGAGGCTGTGGCTTCAGTCTAACTAACTTAGACTTCTTTTTAGACGCTTCACAGACAGCAGTTTCGCAAGAAGTATTACTACCTCCTACCAGAGCTTCCATCTCCACATCTGTAATCGCCAATCCCTGACGATGAATATTCTTTGCGGCATTAACATCCCTTTGGTGATGAGAACCACACTTAGGACATTTCCAATGCCTCACTGACAAAGGTAGCTTATCAATAATATAATCACAAGAAGAGCATGTTTTGGATGATGGATAGAATCTATCTATCTTTATCACTTTCTTACCATACCATTGCGCTTTATATTCTAGCATAGATACAAAAGAACTCCAAGAACTATCAGATATACTATAAGATAATTTACTATTTCTTACCATATTCTTGACAGCCAAAGATTCCAAAGAAATCATATCATACCGATTGATAAGATCAGTGGATAGCTTGTGTTGGAAATCCTTACGAGAATTGGTTATCTTCTCATGGATTCTTGCTATCTTATTTCTTTGTCTTTTGTATCTATTACTACCTTTCGTTTTCCTACTTAAATGTTTTTGAGCTTTTGAGAGCTTCTGTTTGAGATTTCTATTAAAATTAGGATTCTTTACTTTCCCACCATCTGAAGTTACTATGAAATCGTTAATACCTAAATCAATACCTACTGTCTTGCCTGTCTTCTCTTTGATCTTCTTAGGAACTTCCATTAAGATACTGGCAAAATATTTATTAGTGGGTGTTTTAGAAATTGTTACGGATTTAATCTCGCCTTCTAACTTACGATGTAATATAATGGGAATACCATCTTTAAACTTTGGAATGTGAATCCTATTATCTTTTAAGGATATGTGTTGGGGGACTCTAAAAGATTGGTTTTCTGATTTCTTTTTAAACTTTGGAAATTTAGATTTCTTACGGAAGAAATTTCCATAAGCAGTCTCAAGATTCATAAGAGATTGTTGTAAGGTTTGGGAATTGACTTCTTTAAGCCATTGGTAATCACCCTTTTTCATGGCAATCACATTACCAGCGCATTGATTATAATTCAATGTCTTTCCATTGTTTAAATAATGATTTTGTTTTTCTTTTAGAAAATGATTATATATGAATCGGGAGCATCCAAAGTGCTTTCCAAGCAATTCCTTTTGAGAATCCAAAGGATAGATTCTGAATTTGAAGGCTTGATATGTAATTTCTTGTTCTATATTATTATTTAGTCTAAAGATGAATATTTTTTGAGTAAATGGTAAAAATACTTTATTGACTTTTTTAAAAACTAGATTACATTTGGGACATGAAACACCGCATTGGAATCACAGAAGATAAAAATGGTTTTTATTCCATTCAGTTAAACGGTAGAATCATTTCTTACGGATTAACCAAAGATAAAGCTTTTTTTCTTTATCGTGGTATTGCATGGGGCATCGACGAAGCAGGTGATGAAGTTATTCTGGAAGATTCAATTTTTGAAATTTTCAAAGATTAAAAAACTAGATTACATTTGGGACATGACAATTCAACGCAATCCGATCAACGGTAGTATCACCATCACAACAATCAAATTCAAACGATTGATTACAAGGACTTTTTACGATTACACAGTGGATGAAGCTTTGGGATCGTTTAAGGAATATCTCAAGACTCTGAAAAAATGACATTTACAAGAATGTATGAGAGAAAGCCACGGGGTCTTTAGCCCCGTGGATGAATCGAATAATATCATCCTTGGGATTCTATATATTTTTTAATGGTTTCTATAGATGCATCACCACATGAGCATACAAAATATCCATCAGACCATAGGGTTCTCTCTTTCCAATAATTTTCTTTCATTTTCTTAGGATATCTTTTCCACATTTCTTTAGTTGATAATGATTTTAATGTTCTCACGATTGTCAAAGGGGATAATTTCGGAACTGAATTGATAAGGATGTGAATATGATCCTCATCAGTTTCCAAGATATCTATATTAAAATCGTATTCTTCTGATATATTAACCATGATTTCTTTCAAAGTCAAATCAAAATCACCTCTCAACAATCGTTTTCTATACTTTGTTGAGAAAATTATATGGTATTTCAATAGAAATTTCGAGTGATTTTTAGATACATACAAATTATTTAGATTATTTTTATTATTTTCTAAATAATTATCACCTTTAGACTAAATAATAACATAGAACAGGAAATTACATATCAAGCCTTCAAATTTAGAATATATCCTTTGGATTCTCAAAAGGAATTGCTTGAGAAGCATTTCGGATGTTCAAGATTCATTTATAATCATTTTTTGAAAGAGAAACAAGAAGAATATCTATCTTCTGGTAAGGGATTAACATATAGTAAGTGTTGTAAGATTCTAAAGGAATTAAAAGATAATGAATTAGAATGGTTGAAAGAAGTCAATTCACAGACCTTACAACAATCAATTCAAAATCTTGAGACTGCTTATGGAAACTTCTTTCGTAAGAAATCCAAATTTCCAAAGTTTAAAAAGAAATCAGAAAACCAATCCTTTAGGGTTCCCCAACACATTTCTTTGAAAGACAATAGACTCTTCATTCCAAAATTCAAAGATGGAATACCCATTGTATCACATCGTAAGTTAGAAGGTGAGATAAAGAGTGTTACGATTTCTAAAACACCTACTGATAAATATTTTGCTAGTATCTTAATGGAAGTTCCTAAAAAGTCTAAATCAAAGACTGGCAAGACCGTAGGAATTGATTTAGGTATTATAGATTTCATAGTAACAAGCGATGGGGAGAAAATCAAGAATCCAAATTTTTCAAGATCATTAAAAGATAAATTAAAGACTCATCAAAAACATTTAAGTAGGAAAACGAAAGGTAGTAATAGATACAAAAGACAAAGAAAGAAAGTGGTAAGAATCAATGAGAAGATAACAAATTCTCGAAAGGATTTTCAACACAAATTAAG